ATTTATTAAGAATGATTTTGACATTTAAACAACAAGAACAATGATTAAATTTTATATGGTAATAACATTAGCAATGGTACAATTTATTGTGTGTAGTTCATTAATTCTTATTTATAGAAAGAGTAAAGAACCAAAACACGAAGGAATAGTATTTGGTTCTGTTCTTGGAGTTGGGCTATCTTTTGCCTATGTCATTGAAGCATTTGGAAACCTTTAAACAACAAGAACAATGAACACAGCAGTAGAATATTTAGAAAGTGTTGAGGTTGATAAGTTTGCTAAAGATAGCATTAAACATAGATACAATAGTTATGGTGAAAACATAACTTCAGAAACTCAAAAATTAGATACAATTTATGGATTTAAGCAAGGATTCCAAAAAGCAATTGAATTACTTAAACAACAAGAACAATGAAAACAAAACAAAGTAACTATAGTGATGTCAAAGAGGATTTATCACTAAAAGCATTAGCAGTATTTTTTCTAATTGGAGTAATAACCACATTAGTTTTTTCATTAGTATTATTTAACCTTTAAACAAGAACAATGATAGCATTATTTATAGTACCAATTGTATTGGTAGCATTCGTGTTTTTCTATTTGGGAAAGAACCAAGAAAGAATTGAATGGAACAAACTAATTAAAGACGGAATATTACCTAAACCTAAACAACAAGAACAATGAATATACATTTAAAAACATCTATTGCTTTACTTTTAGTAATTGTATGTACGGGATTAGCAATATCTTATCCAATAATAGGAGTAGTAATATTTTGCAGTGTAATTCTTGCACTAATTTATACTCTTCTATATGATTTTATTAAAGACTCGTTTTAACCTTTAAACAACAAGAACAATGAAAAAACAATTAACAGCAGTAGAATACATTAAAGAGAAATTAATGTGCGATGAGTATTGGTATGAAAATCTAACATTTGAACAAATCTTTGAACAAGCCAAAGAAATGGAGAAAGAGCAAGCAGAATTATATGCTGAATTTGCAGTATTAAATGACCGAAGCGAAAATCCTATAATCCCATTCAATGAGTTCATTAATATTGATAACCTTTAAACAAGAACAATGAAACTAAACAAAGACGACAGAAGAGAAGAGATGGCAGCTTATGGCACTATGGCTATTCTCGCAGTAGGTTTAATGCTAATAATCTACGCAATATTTTGTAACCTTAATTAATATATACAATGGAAAACAAGTTAAACACCGGAGCAATCTTTAAAAACGACAAAAAGACGAGCGACAAGCACCCTGATTACAGGGGAAAAGTAAACGTAAACGGAAAAGAGATGGAAGTTGCGTTGTGGGTAAAGCAAGGTAAGAACGGAAGTTTTTTCTCAGCAGCATTTAGTGAGCCGTATGTTGCGCCTACTGAAAGATTCCCAGTTGGAGATAGTATTGATGACTCACTTCCTTTCTGATATGTACATTGACGATGACACACTCCGAAAGCAACTGAATAGGATATTGCTTGTAAAAACACGAAACCAAATAGTCCAAGACATAAAAGCCAAAGGACTAAAGATGCACCAGTTTCAGTTAAACAACTTCCTTCAGCGAAAAGACGTAACCTTATCAACCTTACACAAGATAGATAACTACGTTTCGAGAGAGATTTACTTAAACAATTTAGAGCCACTTTAACAGGTGGCTTTTTTTATAGGCAACTTGTTAGATTAAAATATAGTCCTATATTTGTTTAGAATTTAATCAAATGGATGCACTAAAAATATTAGCAGACCACCATAAAGAATGGGTAAAGATAGTCCGTTCATTTGGAGAGCAAGACCTCGCAGAAGACGTTGTACAAGACGTTTACCTGAGAATTGTCAAGTACAATTACGAGGAGAAGATACTTAAAGACGGAAGACCAAACATAGCTTTAATGTGGATGATGCTTCGTAACCGAGCATTCGAAATAAACAAAACGGGTAGCGTTCAGTTTCTATCATTAGACGAAGTTAGAGGAGTAGCAGATGAAGAGTCAGAGTTAGATAAACACGAAGCCTTAGAAAGAATACACATTAGGATTTACGAAGAGATGGATAACTGGCATTGGTACGATTCAATGTTGTTTAAAGTTTACAAGGAAGGCAACGCATCAATGAGAGACATCGCAAAGGATTCAGGCATCTCACTCACTTCAATATTTAACACGCTAAAGAACTGCAAAGAAAGATTGAAAGAAGAGGTAGGCGAGGACTACGAAGATTACAGTAATAACGATTTTGATTTAATATAACTAAAATGGCAAAAACACGAACACCAAAAAAAGCACAAGGCTTAGGAGATACCATAGAGCAAATAACTGAAGTAACAGGTATCAAGAAACTCGTAGAATTTATAGCAGGCGAGGACTGCGGATGTGAAGAGCGTAAGCAAAAACTCAATGAGTGGTTTCCATACCGCAAACCCGAATGTCTAACTGAAGAGGAGTACAACTGGCTTACGGAAACACGAATACTTGAAAACGACACCTTCAAACCAAGTGAAGTAACAAGAGTAAGAGAAATCTATTCACGAGTAATGAAGATACGTTTAGAGCCATCATCTTGCGCTTCTTGTTTCAGAGAGATAGTATTTAACCTGAGAAAGATTTACCAAGCATACGAAACTAACTAAACACGGACATCAGTTATGCCAATACCAACACCACTACCCAAAGAGCAAACAAACGAGTTTATCCAAAGATGTATGATGGATGACACAATGTCAAAAGAGTACAAAGACATTGACCAACGTTACGCAATATGCAGAGAACAACTAACAAAACACGAACTAACCAATGGCAAAAGTAGGAAGACCAAGAAAAATAGATAGCCCCGAAACTCTCCTAAACCTATTCAGAGAATACAAGACTTGGGTAAAAGACAACCCACGTTACAAGTATACACTCAACCAAAGAAGCGGAGAGATGGTAGCAGAGCCTCTTGAAGTACCTTTGTCAATGGAAGGCTTCGAGGTCTATTGTTACAACAAACACGACATTTGGGTTGAGCATTATTTGGTTAATAAAAATCAGGCTTACCAAGAATTTTGCGATATCTCCACATATATAAAGCGAGAAATCCGCTCAGACCAAATCAACGGAGGCTTAGTAGGGCAGTACAATGCAAACCTCACGGCACGTTTAAACGGACTAACTGAGAAGACTGAGACCACCGTAACAATGGAGATGCCGCTATTCCCTGAAGAAACCAAAGTAATTGACGCTGATGTTCAAACGAACTACCTCGATAAATAAAATCCTATCTCTAAAAAGACGGATAAAAATAATTCAGGGGGGAACTTCCGCAGGAAAGACGTTTGGAATCCTTCCGATACTTATAGACAAGTGCGCTAAAGAAAAAGGCTTAGAAGTCTCCGTAGTGGCTGAGACGATACCTCACCTCCGTAGGGGTGCGCTTAAAGACTTCCTGAAAATTATGCGATGGACAAATCGCTACTTTGACGATAGGTTTAACAAGACGTTACTCAGGTACGAATTTGCTAACGGCTCATCAATTGAGTTCTTCTCCGCAGATGATGCTTCTAAACTGCGTGGTGCGAGACGTGACATCTTGTACATCAACGAGTGCAACAACGTGACGTTTGAGTCTTACAATGAGCTGGCTATCCGTACAAAGCGTGAGGTGTACTTGGACTTTAACCCTGCCAATGAGTTTTGGGTACACAAGGAACTAAAAGACGAGCCAGACACGGACTTTATAATCTTAACCTACAAAGATAACGAGGCTTTAGATGAGTCAATCGTTAGTCAGATAGAAAAGAACCGTGACAAAGCAGCTACGAGTTCCTACTGGGCAAATTGGTGGAGGGTGTATGGTCTTGGTGAGGTAGGTAGTCTTGAAGGAGTAGTGTTCAATAATTGGAAAGAAATAGACACCATACCAAAAGAGGCGAAGCTAATAGGAATAGGGCTTGACTTTGGATACACGAATGACCCTACGGCAGCAATTGAGATTTACAATTATAACGGAACACGGATAATAAACGAACTTGTTTACCGCACAGGAATGGTAAACTCGGACATCGCTAAGATACTTCCGTCAGGTGTTATTATTTACGCAGATAGCTCAGAGCCTAAATCAATCGAAGAGATAAGACGTCAAGGCAAAACAATCAAAGGGGTAACCAAAGGAGCTGACTCAATTAACTACGGTATTGATGTAATGCAAAGGCAGGACTATTTAGTAACTAAGCAAAGCACGAACCTCATCAAAGAACTACGCTCCTATTGTTGGGATACTGACAAGCAAGGTCAACGAATGAGAAGACCTATAGACCACTACAATCACGCTATAGATGCGCTGAGATACCACGAGATGGAAGCACTCGGACTAAAATCAAACTATGGACAATACAACATCCGATGAGCTGCCTAAAATGATT